ATTTATAGGTGGTGGTATTGGTAATAATACTACTGGTGGAGTGTTTGATTTTGCATATGGATATTACACAACTAACCCAACAGGATTCTGTGAAGCAGGAAGATTATCATTCATAGGTGGTGGATTTGAAAATAAGGCCACTGGACCATCTTCATTTGTAGGTGGAGGTAGAAATAATACATCCTCTGGTTATAGTTCAACTATTAGTGGCGGTCAATGTAATCAAGCAACTTGTTTCCAGTCAACAATTGCTGGAGGTATGTGCAATACTGCAAGTAATTATTTTTCAACAGTAAGTGGAGGAATTAATAATACTGCAAGTTGTAATAATTCAACAATAGGTGGTGGAAATGGTAATACAGCAAGTGAATACAATTCAACAGTTAGTGGTGGTAGAATTAACACAGCAAGTGGGTATAACTCAACAATAGGTGGTGGTCATCAAAATATTGCAAGTGATTCTAATTCAACAGTAAGTGGTGGATATAATAATACTGCAAGTGGCTCTGTTTCAACAGTAAGCGGAGGTTATAATAATACCTCTAGTCAATATGCTTCAACAATTGGAGGTGGTCAAAATAATTCATCAAGTGGTGATTATTCTACAGTAAGTGGAGGTAGTAATAATACTGCTAGCGGAACTCCTTCAACAGTAAGTGGGGGTAAAAATAATACTGCAAGTGCTAGTTATTCCACAATAAGTGGAGGTTACAATAACACATCTAGTGGTAATAATTCAACAATAAGTGGTGGTTATAATAACACATCAAGTGCTTATGCTTCAACAGTAGCTGGAGGATCTAATAATTGTATTGGTACAATTTCATCATGTATTGGTCCAATATATGGTTCTACAATAGGTGGTGGTTCTTGTAATATAATATCTACTTATAGTACTTGTTATCAAAGTTGGGGTAACACAATTGCTGGAGGAACTTGTAACACAACCGTATCATCATATTATAATGGACAAACAATTGGCGGAGGTGTCGGTAATACTACAAGTGGTGATTGGTCAACAATAAGTGGAGGTAATTTTAACACTGCAAGTGGTTACAGATCAACGGTAGGTGGGGGTAATGGTAATAATGCAAGTAGTCAAAGTTCAACAATAGGTGGAGGCTATAATAATACATCAAGTGGTCAATATTCAACAGTAAGTGGGGGTATAAATAATACTGCAAGTGGTAATAATTCAACAATAGGTGGTGGAAAAAGTAATACAGCATCTGGTTATTATTCAACAGTAAGTGGTGGTAGACTAAATACAGCAAGTTGTAATTTTTCAACAATAAGTGGAGGTAGAAATAACACATCAAGTGCTTATTACTCAACAGTAAGTGGTGGTAGACTAAATACAGCAAGTGCTAATTATTCAACAGTAGGTGGAGGTAGAAGTAATACTGTTAGCGGTTATTATTCAGCAATTTTAGGAGGTATAAATAATGTTGCTTGTTTCAATTGTTCATTTATAGTAGGTTCTAATATCACAACTAATAGAAATTGCACAACTTTTGTCAATGATTTGACCATTACGGCAATGTCTGCTTGTACTGGTTGTTCTGTTGAAGTTGGTGCTAATGGTTTATTAGTTGCTTCTTCTGGAGGAGGTGGGGGAGCAATTGTAGTATTAGGAGCTGGTCTTTGTTCTACGGTAAGATGTGGTAATTTAAATGTAGCATCTGGAGATTGTTCAGCAGCACTTGGTGGTAAATGTAACTCAGCAATTGGTATTTATTCTACTATAAGTGGAGGTTATTGTAATACTTCTAGTTCATTTTACACAACAGTAAGTGGAGGTTCGCTTAATACTGCTAGTTTTTCATCTGCAACAGTAAGTGGTGGTGTTTGTAATAATGTAAGTGGTTTTTGGTCAACAGTAAGTGGAGGAAATAGTAATACAGTTAGTGATCGTAATTCAACAATTGGTGGAGGTAGATTGAATATTGTAAGTGCTTGTTATTCAACTATAAGTGGTGGTAATGCTAATATAGCATCAGGAATAAGTTCAGTAATAAGTGGAGGTAAATTAAATACATCAAGTGGTCGTTATTCAGTAAATAGTGGAGGTTGTTGTAATACAGCTAGTGGTTATATGTCAACATTAGGTGGTGGTAGAAATAATAATGTAAGTGCATGTTATGCAACAATAAGTGGAGGATTTTTTAATGTAGCTTGCGGACCTTTATCAGTTGTAGGTGGTGGTAATTCTAATGTATCAACAGGTAATCAATCAACAGTAAGTGGGGGTTATATTAATGTTGCAAGTTGTAATTATTCAACAATTTCTGGAGGATTTAGAAACACAACTCAATCAGTAAATGGATTCATAGGTGGCGGTAACACTAATTCAGTTTCTAATACATTAGGATGTTTAGGATTAGCTTCATCAGTAGTTGGAGGAGTTGGAAATAATACAACAGGTGGAACTTGGGATTTGTCATTATGTTGCTTTACAGTTTTACCAACAATATGCAATGTAGGAGCAATGTCTTTTGTTGGTGGTGGTTTTCAAAATATAACTACTGGAAATTGCTCAGCAATAAATGGAGGAAAATTTAATACAGCAAGTAGCAGTTATTCGGCAATATTAGGTGGAGTTAATAATAACACATCAACATTTGCTTGTTCAATGATTATTGGAGCGAATATTACAGCTACAAGAACTTGTTCAACATTTGTGAATAATCTAAACATTATGAACATTCCAACATCAGCAGCAGGTTTACCATCTAAATCATTATACTATGATACTGTAACTTGCATAGTAAAAATTGTACCATGATAAATAAAGCTAACATGAAATACTTTATATATTTATTATTACTTGTTTCAGTTTCATCTTGTTCTCTTGAGAAAAGATTAGCTAAGTACTGTCCATTATGTACTCAGAAGGATAGTACTGCAACAATCATAGAATATAAAGACACAACTATTGAAATACCCGGAGAAACTCTGTATATACAAGATACACTATACTGTGATTCATTAGGTAATGTACTATCTAAACTAAATGGAGTTCTTAGAGATAAAGATGGTAAAATCTTAAAACTACAGACCAAACTCCAGAACAATGTTTACACCTCAAAAGCCAACGTAGAACCAATAATCAAAGTAATTAAAGGCAATGATGTATACCACACTAAAGTGGTCACTAAGACATTGAAGCCAGAAAGAATAAAATACATCCCTAGTTGGGTAATCTTTCTAGCATATGTTGGTGGTATAGTGTTATTCATCTTGTTGATCTATACTCTATTCAAACTGATTTCAAGTAAACTACCATGAAAACTAAAATAACTCTCCTTATCTCCTCTCTATTCTCCATCTTTGCCCCAGTAGAAATGTGTGCAATTCTACTAATGACTATTATCTTTATAGATACAATAGTTAAATTGATAGCATTAAAAAAGATTGCCTGTGTAGAAGGCAGAAAATACAGAGAAGTATTCAAGTCAAAAATACTCAGAAGAGGTTATATATTTAAAGCTGCTGGTTATTATATTTTTGCCGGAGCATTATTTCCTCTAGACTATTATGCACTTACTCCTTTTAGTAATGAAGTAATAAAAGCATTAGGTTACGGATTCACACTTCCTACGGGAGCTGTCTATACTAACTTCTTATTATGTATATTTGCTCTAATAGAGTTATCTTCTATCAATGAGAATTGGTTTGATATAACAGGTAACAATATGCTTAAAACTGTATTTAGTACAGTTAAAAAAATAAGAGGTACAATAGAAAAAATATCAGATACTTACAAGGATATCAAAAATTGATATATGAGTTATAGTTATTTACAGGAAGAGAAATCTCCAAAATTATTAGTAGAAGCAGTAAAGTTACTTGGTACTAAAGAAGTTGTAGGCAAAGAACACAATCCTGTGATCTTAGGATGGGCTAAAGAACTTGGTCTAAGCAAAGTATATACTAATGATGAGATTCCCTGGTGTGGATTAGCTGTAGCATATGCTGCACATAAGGCAGGACTAGAAGTAGTAGACAAACCATTGTGGGCTCTATCATGGGCTAAATGGGGTACTGAAGTTAAAGAACCTATGTTAGGTGACATACTTACATTTAAAAGAGATGGTGGTGGACATGTAGGAATATATGTTGGAGAAGATAAAGATTGCTATCATGTACTTGGTGGAAACCAAGGAAATGCAATGAGTGTAACAAGAATATTAAAAACCAGATTATATCAAGCAAGAAGAACTAAATGGAAAGTAGCACAACCTGCTAATGTCCGTAAGGTAGAACTTAGTGCTAAAGGTACAATCAGTAAAAATGAAGCATAATGAAATTTAGAAACAGTTGGAAAGCAACCACTAAGCAGTGGGACAAATTAATGATTAGATTAAGAATCTCTTCATTAGATGTATTTGCTCTTGAAATAGATTTATCAAGAGACTTTTATTTAATTACAATATTGAATTTAACTCTTAAAAATAGATAAGATGATAGATGACAAGAACCAGATCATTAGATCTATGAGAAGTTATGAGACTGGTGGAAGCACTGATGACTCATGTATGGAAACAGTTATGGTTGCTGGTAAACCAAAACGTAGAAGAAAAAAAGGTGGCTGTGGAAAGGTTACTAAATTTAAAAGTAATGGCCCAACTCAAAGATCATATGGAAACCGTATGCCAGGTCAGTAATATTAATTAATCCATAGAGATCCAGATACTTATAGTGTCTGGATTTTTTATTTTAAATCTATTACATTTAAACTTTTTTAGTATATTTGTTTAAACTTTAAATATATAGTAATGGAAAACCAACAAGAATCACAAATGTCAGTTGAAGAATTAGCTGCACAAAAAGAACAAATGCTTAAATTTTATACAGAGTCTTTAACTTATTTAGAAGCTCAATTAAGATATGAAGACACTCTTTTAAGAATTGATGAAGCAAGATTCAAAAGAACTAACATTCAGATGCAGTATGCTATGATGGCTCAAGCCCAAAAAGAAACTGAACAAGAGACAGATACAGATAATTCTGATTCTGAAGTATAAAATCCCAACTTAGAAAACATTAGTCATGGCACTTGTTAATCAGGTACAGAAAAGAATACGGATGTCTAAAAATGATATCATTAAGTATCAAATACTTACCTACTGTTATATTAATAGAATATCAGTTAGTGATTCTGATTTAGATTGTTTAACTCTGTTAGCTACACT